CTGGAAGATGTGCACTCAGCATAACCCCAAACAAAGTAGGTACACACCTAGCTCCAGAGTATATGAAGAAGCCCGATTAGGATTCAAAGAAGCTAATTCAAAAACACATAAAGGAAAAACTTTGACTGAAAAACACAAAAAGCAAATCTCAGAACGGAGAAAGGGTAAAGCGACACGGACAGGTATTTCACATACTGAGGAAACTAAGCAGCGAATCTCAGAAGCAAAAAAAGGAATTGCTTCTTGGAATAAAGGAATACCTAGGACTGCTGATGAAAAAAAAGCTATATCAGAAGCAAAAAAAGGAGTAGAGAATCCAAAAAAATGGAGGGCTGTTTTACAGTTAAATGACAGTACCGGAGAAATTATTAAGGAGTTTAAGAGTTTGAAAGAAACTAGGGAGTTTGGATTTTCACCATCTGCAGTTCGTAATTGTTGTTATAAGAATCAAGCAGGAGAAAAAGTATTTAAATCTGCAGGGTACAGGTGGATTTATAAAGATTAAGTTCGTATATTAATTAAAATAAGTTATAAAAAGAAGTTATAAGAAATGGCATCATTAAAAGTACTAAGCGATTACGGCCCGGCGTTTCAAGTAAAAACAATCGGAGCATTACTAACAAGAAAAGAATTCGTTCAGAATATCTACGATATTTTATCCGATGAGCACTTTCCAAACCCTGCTCACAAATGGATTATCAATGAAATTTTGCAGTATTGGAATAAATACCATACTGTAATCTCAATGGATACTCTAAAAATAGGAGTGAAAAAACTAGATAACGATGTACTTAAGACTTCGATTGTTGAGCAGATCAAAGAAGCTTATCGCCATTCAGACGATGAACTTCAGTATGTAGAGGAAGAATTTACTGCCTTCTGTAAGAACCAACAATTAAAAACAGCTCTACTAAATTCAGTTGACCTTCTAAACTCAGGTGACTACGATTCAATCCGTCACTTGATTGATAACGCGTTAAAGTCCGGACAAGATAGGAATATTGGGCACGAATATAATAAGGATATTGAGACCCGCTACCGGGAGGATTATCGCCCCACTATTCCTACTCCTTGGCCTATGCTCAACCAATTAACCCAAGGAGGATTTGGTCCTGGTGATTTAGGTATTGTATTTGGTAATCCCGGCGGAGGTAAGTCTTGGATGATGGTTGCAATGGCAGCTCACGCAGTTAAAATGGGTTACAACGTTGTTTATTATACTTTGGAATTAGGTCAGGATTATGTTGGTAAACGATTTGACTGTTACTTTACCGGGCATTCAATCGAAGAAGTTCAACATCATAGATCAGAGGTTGAGAGCATAGTTGAAGGCTTGGCTGGTAAGCTAGTAGTAAAAGAATATCCACCTAAGGCAGCCACTGTGGCAACCTTGAAAGCCCATCTTCAAAAGTGCATTGATGCAGACATTAAACCTGATATGGTTGTAATTGATTATATCGATTACCTCCGACCACCTTCCAAGAAGTTTACTGAAAGGAAAGATGAGATTGATGATATGTATGTTGCTTGTAAGGGCCTTGCCAAAGAATTTAAAGTAGTTGTTCTTTCACCTTCCCAGGTTAACCGAATGGGAGCAAAAGACGATATTATCGAAGGAGATAAGGCAGCAGGTTCGTATGATAAGATTATGGTTGCTGACTTCTGTTTATCATTATCCAGAAAGAAAGAAGATAAGGTTCATGGAACAGGTCGAGTACATGTTATGAAGAATCGTTACGGGATGGATGGTATGACCTTCGGAGCAAAGATCGATACAAACAATGGCCATATCGAATTAACAGAAGATATGCCTACCTACGAAGATGGAACTTCTAACACACCCACAACCTTTTCTCAAGTAGATAGCTTTGATAAAAAGGAATTAGCCAAAAAATTCATGCAACTTTCATCTTTTTCTTAAAAAAACAGGGAATTTTTTAAAAAAACTGGCTAGTTATTAAATACATTACAAATTAGAACAATGGACATTTCAACGAGAATTTTAAGCGAGATTACGGTTTTTATGAAATATGCGAAGTACCAACCGCATATAAACCGAAGAGAAACATGGCATGAGTTGGTTACAAGAAATAAAGAGATGCATCAAAAGAAGTATCCGCAGTTAGCGGATGAGATTGAGGCAGCCTATAAGTACGTTTACGGCAAAAAGGTTTTACCTTCTATGAGATCAATGCAGTTTGCAGGACGTCCTATCGAAGTAAATCCAGCACGTATTTACAACTGCGCATTCTTACCAATCGATGATTGGAGAGCTTTTGGTGAAGTGATGTTCTTGTTACTAGGAGGAACCGGGGTTGGTTATTCAGTTCAGTACGATCACATCGAAAAGCTTCCTGAAATTAGAAAGCCTAAGAAGAACCGAAAGAAGAGATTCTTAATCGGAGATTCTATTGAAGGATGGGCTGATGCAGTTAAGGTATTAATGAAGTCTTACTTTAGAGGAACTTCTTCTATTGAGTTTGACTTCTCAGATATTAGACCAAAAGGAGCAAGATTAATTACTGCCGGCGGTAAAGCACCAGGACCAGGACCTTTGAGAGAGTGTTTGGTTAAGCTACAGGGTATGCTTGAAGCAAAAGAAGATGGCGATAAATTAACCACCATCGAAGTTCACGATATAGTTTGTCATATTGCAGATGCAGTACTGGCCGGTGGTATTAGAAGAGCTGCTTTGATCTCTTTATTCTCTCCTGACGATGATGAAATGATTTCTTGTAAGTCAGGTGCTTGGTGGGAATTGAATCCTCAGCGTGGAAGAGCTAACAACTCAGCTGTTTTAGTAAGATCAATTACTGAGAAGGAACAATTCTGGGATATCTGGAAAAGAATCGAAGCATCAGGAGCAGGTGAACCTGGAGTTTACTTTACCAATAATGCCGAGTGGGGAACTAACCCATGCTGTGAGATTGCCTTACGTCCTTTCCAATTCTGTAACTTATGTGAAGTAAATGTTTCTGATATTGAGTCTCAAGAGGATTTAAATAACAGAGTAAAGGCAGCAGCCTTGATCGGAACTTTGCAGGCAGGTTATTCTGATTTCCACTACCTAAGAGAGGTTTGGAAGAGAACAACTGAGAAAGAAGCTTTGATCGGAGTATCAATGACCGGTATTGGTTCAGGAGTTGTTACTACCTACAATATGTCAGAAGCAGCAGAAGTAGTAAAGATTGAGAATGAAAGGGTTGCTAAGATTCTAGGGATCAACAGTGCCGCAAGATGTACTACAGTTAAGCCTGCAGGCACAACCTCTCTAGCACTTGGAACCTCTAGTGGAATTCATGCATGGCATAACGATTACTATCTAAGAAGAGTGAGAGTAGGGAAGAATGAAGCAATTTACACCTACTTAAGCATCTACCATCCAGAATTATTGGAAGATGATAAGTTCCGTCCTCACGATACTGCAATCATTACAGTGCCTCAAAAGGCTCCCGAAGGTGCAATTTTAAGAACAGAATCTCCTTTTGATTTATTAGAAAGAGTAAAGCAGGTAACTAAGGAGTGGATTAAACCTGGCCATAGAAAAGGAAACAATACCCATAACGTATCTGCCACAATCTCTATCAAAAACGATGAATGGGATACAGTAGGCGAGTGGATGTGGGAGAATAGAAAGTTCTATAACGGTCTTTCAGTTCTACCTTATGACGGACATACTTACGTTCAAGCTCCTTTCGAGGATTGTACAGAGGAGGAGTATCACAGACTAATGACCACCTTACACGAAGTTGATTTAAGTAAAGTAGTTGAGATGGAAGATATGACCGATCTAGCAGGAGAAGCTGCTTGTGCCGGCGGTGCTTGTGAAGTAAAATAAACTTCATCGAAAAAGTTAAAGAAAGGGCCTGTTAACACAGGCCTTTTTCTATTTATAACAGAATCTATGAGAGTTCTCATACTAACTTGTCTACTATTTATAACCAATCTATCTCTTGGTCAGATTAGAATAGATAAAGCAGGCAACGGGTGGGACCTAAAAATAGATTCAGCATTACAGTTAATCAAAAAAACCGATATTGAAAAGTATCAATTGATTGACAGTGTTTGTAGTAGAGTGGAGTTCTGGTCTTCCGGTTTTTCTTCTAATGAGGGAAGTTATGGAAATAAAGGAACGATACTAGTTGCCGTTAAGGATGTGCAGTTAAATTCGATTAACAACCTCGCAGTAGTGTTGGTTCATGAGAGTTTGCATCTACACGTTTTACAGAAAGGGTTCATCATTATTCCTGAGCAAGAGGAAGCATGGTGTTACAGGTATGAGCTTGACTTCATTGACAAGTTACCTAATCCTGAACCTTGGTTAAAACAGCATGCAATAACACAACTAACAAACATACAAAAATGAAAAAACTAATCGCATTCCTTCTAACGGCCATTGCCGTTTTCGGAGTATCAGCACAATCAGCAGCAACATCACCTGGAACAGGGCACTGGGTGGTAATTGATTCTGGTTATCAAGTAGCAACT